CTTAATATACTTAATGAACAAGACCCTGTTAAGGATCTTGTTAAGAATATTACGTTGTGTAACGTAAAACTGAAACTGCACCACCCAAGTTCGTAGTTAATTGAGTCATACCAGTACGTAAACTAGAAACTAGAACACGTCTTTGGGTTTCAACCAAATCTTGAGTATCGAAACGTAAACCGCGTTGATTACCTACTAAGAAGTTTGCTGGAGCAAATGCAACAACAGCTGCTTTAGTATCTGCTTTAGCTTCAAATTCACCGCTCAATAGAACAGGAGCACCTGCAACGAATCCGATTTGACCAGTTAGCAACGTAGCGCGATCAACACCGACTTTTTCTACCGTTTGGAATGTAGTATCGTCTAACAAGTTGTAGTAAGCATCTTGAGAAACAATATAGATCATTCCAGCTGGGTCTAGACCCCAGTAACCTAAATCTTTACGCAATGAAACCAAGTTAGCAATACTAACTGCACCTGAACCTGCAGAAACCGTAACGGTTGAAGATGCATCATAAGGAACTAAACCTTTAACAGGGTCAGAGCCAGCACCTTCGCCTCGTAAGAAGGCGATGTCAACAGCACGAGCAACACGTCTAATCATAGCATCACGGATCGTAGGAAGAATTACAAGTAATGCATCTTCTTCTTCTTCATATGCTAAGTATTCGCGGGTAGCTACTTTGTAAGCATTCAACGTAATTTCAGTCAATGCATGAGTTTGAGTAGCACCTGGAGAGTTCGTGGTACCAAACTGAGCATTAGTAATCCAAGTAGCAACACCAGCTTCTGGGTTAACAGGGATCGTCATTACATTAGTTTGCATTTGGATCGAAGGCAAGGAGTTAGCAACAACTAACCGACGTCTTACTTCAGCTTCCATATTTAGAGATACTTCCAATTCCCAAGTTGCGCTAGGAACGTGAGCACCGTATTTTTGTACTAGAGCATTACCGAAGCGTGTGTCTTCAATATTTTTGCCCATAATAGTAGCCAACAAAACTGCTTTCTCTTTATCTGCATTAGACAAATGAGTAGAGTTACTAGTACCGAAATTCATTTTTGATTTGGTTAAAGCTTCAAGTTCAGCTGATTTTTCTTTCAATTGTGCACGCATATCTTCAAGTGCTTTTTCAACTGAAGTATTCGTATCCAACATACGTTTTTCAAATTCTGCTTTTAACTTTTCAGCACCTGATTCTAACAATTGAATGTCAGCAGCTTTTTTAGCTTCTGCTTGTTTTGCTGCTTCGGCAGCGGCTTTCTCAGCAGCTTCTTTTTCTGCTTGAGCTTTTAAAACAGCTTCAGTTGCAGCTTTTGCAGCTTCTTCAGTAGCTTGTTTCAACATTGCTTGTATTTCTTCTTGTGTCATAATATCCTCATAATTTTTCGGTAAATGTTCTGAGTTTTCTAGCCCTTTAGCTGAAGCATCAGTACGTTTAATAAAACTTTCTCTAAAAGATTTCAACTCTTCCGCAGTCTCGAAAGACTTAGCAATATTGAACAGAGAGTTTTGATTCATTGGTATGCTAACAACACTAATTTCTAGTAGTTCTAGCTCGGTGATAACGAAAACATCTGCTACAGAGTTATAATCAGCATCTTTGATGATGAATTTAACGCTAAATGCAGTTAGTACGCCATCTTTTACTAAGTTAAAAGTATCTTCAGCAGCGGCTGAGATTCTAGCTTTTATCCATAATCCTTTTGAGTCTATTCGATGCTCTACCATTCTACCAGCAGGACTGGTCATATCGTGGTGAGCTAGGATTATTGGATTTTTAAGAAATTGAGTAATACCCAATTCCCATACATGTGCAGGAATTACATCCCCCGCTCGATCTTTATCTATTGTGTTGGCATAGCCTTCAATAAATATTGAATCTATAGTGTCATCTGCAGCAGGTAAATCGCTCTTAGCAAACGTATTACCTATGTAGAAGACTTTTTCTTTAATTTGCTGTGGCATCTGTATTATCTCCAGGTGGTCGTCCTCCTACGGAGGGATCTGTAGCACTACCAGTTATATTCTTAGGTTCTCTAAGAATATCATATTTAGGGTCATTGACTTTTTCTAACCTTAATTCAACCCTACCCTCATTAACAGTTATAAGACCATTATTTACTAATGATACTATTGAGTCTGTCTTTTCTTTTATATCAGGTTGAAGAGCACTAACTGTAGCAGTTATAGGTTCTATATCAAATCCAAAATATCTTTCTAGTGCAGAAGTGTATCCTCTTACTAGAGGTAATACTGTTTCCAAATAGAACAATCTTAAATTCGGACTAATATTTGCATTATTACCACCATCTAATAATACAGGTGGTACGCCTATTGCATTTAATATTTTTTTACTGTGGGTTATTAAAGATTGGTCAAAATCCATATTTTGAAATGTATTTTGTGTTACAGAATGTGGTTTTAATCCACTATCTAGTATCACAGGTCTTTTGCCACCCATTTTTGGATTGTACTTCTGAATCCAATTATTTATAGTTGTTTCTTTTGCAGTCTTACTTAGTGTATTATCGCTAGTAAGAATTAAACCAAATGTAGCTCCATTAGTGAAAAAGTTTTCTTGAAACGTTTGCATACTATACATTGTTTCAATTGACTTTTGAGCTGCTTGTAGTCTACTAGTACCTCTGTAAATATCTCCGCTGCTAACATCTTTGAAGCTAAATACTTCTGACTCATCGAAGTCAATTTCGCTGTTGTACTTATACCCTTTAATAAAGGTTTTAGTATCCGTTACTATTTCTACGTGACTAGCAGGTAGATGATATAGAAAAGCTCCATCGAAATATATAAAAGCATTACCTTCTAATATTATATCAGTGAATATATTTATTCTGAAATTCTGTGCAGACTGGTATGGATTTGGTCTGAAATTTAATAAGTTATGTAGAGTTCGTTTTTTAATGCCCGGAGCTATACTTGAAGGTAATGAATCTTTTATATCGTAGTCTAAGCTAGCACATCCATTAACAACCATACTAACGCCGCGATTTACAGCTTCTATCTTCTCAAAAGATTGTTTATACAATAACTTCTGATCAGAGGCCTTAGTTTGTCCAAAGTCATTAACTATAGAGTTTTGCGCAGGATTTAGCTTTTCTCTGACGTAGTCAGATAGCTTCGCTATCGTATTATTAAATATTCCCATCTATTATCCTTTTATAAACTTATCGAAAATAGAAGGCTTAGCAATATGCACTCCTAGAAACTTGTCTCGTTGTATTTTTAGCCATGCTTCCTGTTTAGGTGCAGTTGAATTGGCTGGAGATTTACCGTATACTTTATGTAACAACACATGATGTTTATTACATAGTGTGTAAACTTTATTGTATAGCTCGTCATTATGCTCGGCTATAAATTGGTCTCTAACAGCTAGTATAGCTTCATCAGAACTAACATCGATATCTTTCGCCCTACACCATTCTTCTAGTAATATTGAAATACTATGAATGTGATGCAGTTCTAAATCTTCGCTAGTTGAGCATACAAAACAATGATCTAATTTAGTATACGCTGCTTTAGCTCTATCTCTAATCCATTTTACGGGTAATCTTTTATTCGTGGCCATAAATATAACTCTACTATTTTCACTATTATAGCAATTAGGGGTAGCAAAGTCAATCGCTATTTTTGGTGTGGGTATAGATAGTTTATCGTAAGTAAAAATAAGGAAAGCCAGATTCCTTAAGGTACAAAGGAATGGATCGCATATCTCAAACTATCTGCACAGTGACTATACTTATCATGTAGTGGTTTTTCTAATCCATTAGCTTTATCGTCCCAACGGTACTGGTCGAACATGGCTAATACATGAGTACAGTGAGGCGCGACTTTAATTCTATCTTGTTCGACTAGGGCGGATAAGTAAGCGATCCCAGATAACACGTTTTTCCTAGCATTGATCGTGGCAATGTCATATAGATAAGCTAGATCAGATATGAACTGAGTGTTGTTTGGGTCTATAAAGATTACTTCAATGCCCCATTTATCAATAAGTGAACGAAATACAGAAGCATGAATGTCAGTGGTTTTCTCAGCTTCTAGATACTCATCAACTACGTGATAGATTTCAGTAACTGGATCGTATTTAACTACACAGAAAGCTGTAGGGTCTCTAAATCCAGGATCACAACCAGCTATAGTGTCTGTCATCGCAGAATCACCCCCATACTCTAGAATATTAGAAGATTTAAAGTTGTAAATCTGTCCAGCAAACACAGCGAAGTCAGCCATGTATTCTTGGTTAAACTCTGCTAAAGACATAGAATTGCGAGCTTCAGCAACATCTTCTTCTGCCATCCTAGGATTTTCTTTATAGTCTGCTTTCAGAGATACCCATTCCGGGAATAGTGGATCAAATCCTCGATCATAAAACTCAGAAAAGAAATTAAGCTTACCACGAGGTGTACTAATAAATATAGCTTTAGAACCTATTTTATCTAATGTAGGACGTAGTTGAATGTTAAAGGCTTCTCGCCCTCGGTCTCCCCCAAGTGCGGCTTCATCAAATAGTACTAGATCGTAGGAGCGGCCAACACAACTATCTACAGTAGATAGAGAACCCATACGAACTGTAGAACCATTTGCTAACTCAATAATCTTATCTTTCAAGTTATCTCTAGTAATTTCTAGATCGAAGTGACGGATAAACTTACGTTGTAATTCAAATGAAATGCTAGAAAGATTATAATTAGGGGAAATAATTAATATATGACAACCTGGTATAAGGCTCACAAGCTGTGCAATAATATTAGCTATATAAGTTTTTCCTAGTCGTCTAGAAAAGGCAGCAGTAATGAACCTGTAATTTGGATTATTTACTGCATTTATTAAAGCTGTTTGAGGTTTGTTTAGCTGTTCCCAGGCACCTAGTAATTTAAGATAGTTTTCTATAGGGAGCTTAATAAATCTTTTGTCGACCGGATAATCTGTTATTTCTGTCGAAGATATATCCATTCTACTAATTTCTAACATATTAAGTTCCCATAGTAGTATTGTTAATTAATTTATCTAGTAACTTAGCATAGTTAGAACTATCATTATTGATCTGAACATTGAACTGATTGTTGGGCTTACCCTGTTCTAGTTTCTTGAGGGCTATCTCTCTATCCAAGTGCTCCATAGTAAATTTATGAGACATGGCTAATATCTCAATTATATCTTTTCCAGAGCCTATATCGGCTTCGGTCATTTCCTCTATCTTTTTTTGTATAATAGAATCTAAAAGTTCACGCATCTTAACACGATTATTATAACCTACGTCCAGGAAGATGCGGTTCATGTAAGACTGAACTTCCCTGCGATCTAATATACTAGATACGAAATCTGGGGTAATTTCCAATTGATCTGCTACTTTTTCTATGTCTTGAGTAACCATGTAAGCATTGGCAACTTCAAGATACTCTGGAGAGATTGTTACTGTTTCTGCTGGTAATGATGGTATGCCCATTTTGAAAAATTCCTAAAAATATTATTTTCTGATGATAACATAAAGCATTGAAAAAAGCAAGTCTAATTATTTTACCTGTATATTTTGTGTTATTTTGCTAATACTTGTGTTATCTTGCGACGTAGATCGCATACTTACACCTAAAGCTTATTGTAAAAATATTATAATGTTTTACGTGTGGGTGGGCGTAGGGTGATCTGAACGAGAATAAGTCTCATAACCGCCCCCTGAATGAGAAGCATTCTCATTCAGGTCTTGTAAGAATATCCTTACAAAATTATCAGAAAATATCTGATAGTAATTAATATTGATTAGAGTAGAATACACCTATTGATTAATTAAATGCAGGTAACGAAAATGATTAAAATAAATTTGCACTATTCAAAAAATGAGAGTAGAATAGTTCTTATCAATTAAACAATAGGTGAACAAGATGAAAAAAGAAC